ACCAGTAACCTGTGTAAGTGCCTGGACTTGTATAAAATATGTTTTGATTGTTAGGAGATGTGTGATTTTGAATACAGACATATGTATTACCACCATACTTTATGACATCATCAATTAAATAGGCGGTATCAACAGCCCAATCGCCTCTCCATTTAAATTTTATTCTGCCTAATTTGAAATCTGCCATGGTTTACCTTTAATTCTTTATACTATTTATACGAGTTTATACTGCTGATTGCCAAGATGTTGTCGCTACAGAATATGTTGAACCCTCTGCCGTGTCGAAATCATCTGTTGTCAAAGCTGTTGCCCCTCTACTTTTGTTTTCTCTTTTTACAAAGTAACCATTATCATCAATATGATATGTTGCGTCACCATCTTCAAATACATATTGTTGATATTTGTCACTTGTATTGTTTTTATATTCTTTTTCAATACGACCTATTGCAACTTGTGAACCACTAAAAGGCGCAATTTTAAAAGTAACTACACTTGAAGCATATGTCCAAACTTCGTCAATAGGTTGTTTAACACCATTTAAAAATACAGCAATTCTTGTGCCATCTAAAACTGGTGTTGTTAATGTAAAAGTCGTATCGGAACCATCACCTGAGAAATATTGTGTTCCTGTTTGTAATTTTGTTATTTCATCTGTGTAATCAACTTTAGATGGCAACTGTCTGTTACCATTTTTATCAGTAGGACTACCGCCGTCAAAATCAATACTATCTGTACTATCTTTATCAACCTTTGTATAGTATAAAAGTCCTTCAGTTGTTCTTCTTAGAGCGTGAAATCCCTCTTTACTTTGTTGACCAACTGGTGTTACATATCCTAAAGTTGCCATTAACTAATCTCCAATATACTTGCATATGCTTCCACATCTACAGACGAACTATCTGGATTTGGGTCTGCATATATTCTTAAAATATCCGATGTTTCTATATTGATAGGTTTATCTAAAACTAAAGTGTTGTTAGCTGGAACTTCTAAACTTCTACCTACATGTCTAAATGTAGAACCACCATCTATTGTTACTTTGACATTTACTTTTGCTGAATTTGTTGCACTTAGATTTGAAATATAGATAGCATGAATAACGGCAGTTACACCACTACCAGCAGTGTACATATTGCCTGTTGCGTCATCTAAAACACCAACATCAAGTCCTGCGTTTTTAAAACTACTCGCCACTTATATTATCCTCCAAATACGATTGCGTATGCTAAAGCATCGCCGTCCATTGCAACTGTACCTGATTGGTTAGGTAAAGTTATTGTTCTATCAGCAGTTGGCTCTGCAACTGTTAAAGTTGTTTCGTATGCATTTGCTAATGCACCCTCAAAAATAATATCTGCACCATCAAGTGTAATGTCATTATTAGTTACTGCACCTGTTGTTGTAACATCTTGTAGAGTTACGGCACCTGCACCACCAACTTCTTTAACTACACCTCCAGATGTTTTAGTATAAAACTTACCATCTGTGACATTCATTGCCAATTCACCAGCGACTAATGAACCTGCTGATGGCACGGCTAATGCCGTTTCACTTCTTTTTGGTAAAATCTGTGTTGCCATTACTTATGTTTCTTTATCTGTTTAATTATTTTTGCTTTAGTTAATCTTCTGTCAACTTCAATGCCGATTTTACGACCTAAAGTTTCTAATTCTTTTTTAGTTTTTTTCTCTAAATTTTTTGTATCGACTTTTACAGGTTCATCATATGTGCCTACAACCTTGTCAATAATTTTTTCAATCCACTTAAACATTAAAATGTCTCCCCGTCAACTTTGATTACTGTAACATCACCTGCACCACTTACGGCAAAGTTATCTGAACTGAATGATGCAACACCAACATTTGAAGTCGATGCTAATTCACCAGCAATTGTTATTGTACTTCCTGAGGCAGTAGTATTAATACCCTCACCAGCAAGAAACTCTAAAGTACCACCTAATCTTACATTACCTTGTGTAGAACTTTCATCTGTAAAATATAGAGGGTCAGAAAGTTTAGCACTTGCAATTGAACCAGCTAACATGGCATTTGTAATACCTAATGCTTTAACTCTTAATGCATCTGAACTAACTTCGATTGAACTTCCATCAGTATTTACATCTATGATATTTCCTGATTTACTTAAACCAGAACCAGCAGTTACTTGACCTGCACCTGAGAATTGTTCAAATGTAATTGCATCTGTACCAATCGTAGGATTTCCGTCATTCGTTGTTACATAACCATTGTCACCATTTGTAGAACCTTCTTGTACAAAGAAGAACGAACCGCCGTTAACTTCTGTACTTTCGTCACCGTCTGGTGTTCTAGTTAGTACCCAATTTGTTGAACCTGAACCAATGTTTGTAACTTTATATAAACCGTTTTGAAGAGTTGTTGTTTGGTCTTTAACCATAACTCTATCATTAACTACCATTGTGATACCGTCAATCACTAATGCAGCTTGTGTGCTTGAATTTGTTAATGTTGCACCAACTCCAGAAGAACCATTTGAGTATGTTGCTGCTAAGTTAGCAGTTGTACCAACTCTAACTGCATCTTTAATATCTAAACCTTGTGCAACTGTGTCAACATATTTTTTATTTGTTAAAGAGTTGTCTGTGAAACCAGCTCTTTCTTCATAGTTACTTGGTACTGTAATTGTACCTGTACCATTTGGTGATATTGTTAAATCGCCATTTGTATTTGTAGTTGATATGTCGTTGCCATCAATTGTCATGTTGTCAACAACTAAAGAAGTTACTCCGGCTATGTCTGTATTAGAAGCACCTAAGGCAACTGTAGTAGTACCAAAAGTAACACTGTCATTTGCTAAGTTAGCATTTGTAATACCTGCACTACCTGATAAGTTTGCATTTGTCAAAGTTGTCGCTGTAACTGTTACTGTATTGTCTGTAACTGTTTGTACTAAACCAGACCCACCAGCAAATGTTAAAGTTTCTGCCGTATTGTATGTGTCTGTACCTGTGTCGCCAGCTAAGTTAATAAACTGATTAACTGTATCCCATTCTAAAGTACCTGCACCATCTGATTGTTTTAAGAATTGCCCAGCAGTACCATAAGCGACTGGTAATGTATATGTTGTGTTTCCAGCTAAAGTGTTTGGTGCTTTAAGAGCAACAAAGTTTGAACCGTTATTTGTACCCTCGTTGAATTTAATTGTACCACCTGTTGTTGTAGAATTACCTACAATAAACTGGTCGATTGCTAAGTTACTGTCAACAATAAGAGTTGAACTAGCAGTTAATGTGCCATGTGCGTGGTCATTTAAGTCTGCAAAATATTTACCGCCGATTACATCAATCGAACTTGCGTCACCATTACTATCTACTGCGCCTGTACCGATGTAAAGTCTATCGCCGCCATTTGCTTGAGTACCGGTTCCGTATGTTAAACCAAACTCACCTTGTTTTAGCGTTGACGGTGCTGAAGTTGCTGAACTTCTTTTTATCTGAATTACTGTTGCCATTTACCTAAAAACTCCCACAATTAAACACTAGTGTGCCTGTTGTTGTTACTATTTCTGTACGAGCAACAAATTTTGCATCACTCGACCTGTATTGTAGTAATGCTCCATCAGTCAAATTTGTAGTATCGACATCACCCAATAACTTTAATTGAAGAGTTGCGTTTCCAGCTGCCTGAGCTGATGGTAATGTAACTGCCACCTTCTGAGGACCAGATTGTGTATTTGTATTAATTTTAGCTGTAATATCTGGCATAAACTCTCTCTTCTACTGTATATTTATAAAGAAAATAAGTTTAATTATGTAGTAACATTTGGACGGACATTAATAATTCCTTCAATAACTCTCGTTACTGAGGCACCTGTAGTCACTTCTAAATCATATACATATCTCGCTGGTGCGTCTAGGGCTGCTGTTTGTACTGCTGTTAATGAAAGTGTAACCACACCTGTAGCTGGATCCGAAGCAATAGTAGTAGTCATTGCTACTCTTGTTCTTGTAGAACTATAACCTTTGGCCATTTTTGCACTGGCTGTATAACCAGTCAAATCAAATAGTGCGTTACTACTATCTCTAAGTGTAACATCTGAACTAAATGATGCTCCTTGGTCAATCGTTAGATTTGCTATCGCTGCCATCTGTACTCTCTTCTGGTTTCTCTTTCTTTAACAACTCAACAATTTTTTTGTTGTAGTGTTCCGTCAAAACATCAATTTTTTCAATCTCAACCACATGTCTAGTCCTACCTACTTGAATTTCCTGTCGTACAGTTAAATAGTTTTGCAACTCTGGACTAAATTGCGTTTCATCATAATCTTTTCCATCAATCTTAATCATTACTTATCTCCTTACTTATATTTATAACATAAATTCGGCTGTGTACCATTTTTTTATATCTGGTATCATGCCTTTTGTTTCATCTAACGGTAACACCTTATCTATTATAGCATTATAAGTGTCTTTATCGGCACTATATGGTCTAAAATAAGGGTCATTACCGTATAATAAATCTTTGTCGTTTAGTAAATCTGCGAAATCCTCTTTAAAATCATGTGATAGCCACCATGCATAACATATAGCTACCACATAACTTTTAGATGGATATAACCAACCTACATCTCTCTCTTCGAAATATCTTAATGCGTCTTTGACAACATTTTCTGTCTTCTCTATATGTACCTTAGATAAGTCGTCTTCATGTACGACATTTAATCTATGATACAATTCTTGGTTTATCTTCCAGTCTTTCATCGTACCAATCTAATAGTCCTTTATAACCATTACACCCATGTGTTAGGTCGGTCACAAATCTATAATGTTCTGTTAAGCAACGCCCATAATGTGGACACTTTCTACAAATATCACTTATATTTAGTATTGGTTCCTGAAGCGCCCATTCCTCATATTCATTGAAATTATCTAACTCTTTAAAGTATTCATTGTCATTTAAGTCAAACTCTAAAACTGCAAATTTATTATTAGGTGTAATATAAACATGGTCATCTGAAAAGGCAGAATACAAACCATTTAAACTTTCGATTATTTTACCCTCATTAATAAAATCAAATCTTTTTTCTATAGGATTATTAATCCACTTTTTAACATGTTCTTCAAAGTCTTTGTGTGTTACTGGTTGTTGATTTGCTTGATTAGTAGAATATGGTTTTATCTCAACACTCTCAATACTAGAACAAGCATTTAACATTGTAATCATCTCTGATACATCTTTTTGTAATACCTTTTGACTTGCAAGAATTAATACGGCTATTGGCACCTCACTTCGAAGCATATTCTGATATACTCTATCAGATTTCTCCCTAGCTTCAAAATCATATGATACTGATAAGTAAAAATCATCTTCAAAAAAGCCCTCATGCAACATAGAGAAATTTGTTATAATATTAATTTTCCCACCATAATATTTTCTTATAACATCTCTAAGTCCATAAAAGTAATCTTTCTTTAAGGCGCCAATCTCCCCTCCGTATAAATCAATCCAGTCAATCTCCCGGCGTTCACTGATTTGATTTAATCTCTTGTCTAAGTCAACTAAATTAATTCTCTTCTGGTCTTTTAATTGCTCTGGTGTTAGATAACAAAAGTCACAACTAAAATTGCAAAAGTAACTAGGATTAATTGATACAGTTATTGGTTTCATTTGTATATTGTCAAATCTACTGGCATAGC